CCTACGATCAGGAATTTGCGAAAGCTGACGAACTTTATAAGCGCCAGCTCGAAATAATACAAAAGCAAAAAGCGGCTAACGATGCGCAGGCGCAAAACGATTACGCCGCAAGCCTAAAGACCGGTGCAGATAAGGCCGCCCTGCAAAGGCGTTTAAACTTAAACGAGTTGGAGCTTACGGCTGCCAATAACGCTGCGCTTATAGAACTGGAAACTGTGAAGCGCGAGGCCATAATAGCCGAAGCAGATAAAGAGCTCGAGCATCAAAAGCAATTAGCCAAAACAAGGTTAGACGCTAATAAGTTCCTTACTGACGAACTTGTAGAGCAGGAAAAGCAAAGGCTTGACGCACTTAACCAGCTCGAGGTAGATAACCTTACCCTTAAATACAATAACGGCCTTATCGCAGAGCGTGAATACCTGGACGCGGTTAACGCCCTATACGCTGAGAATGATAAAACGCAGGCAGAGCTTGACGTGCAGCGAAAACAAGCCGAGCAGGATAGGCAATTGTTAGACCTTGAGAACCAAAAGGCTTTGCAGGCTATGAACTTCGAGGAAACTATGAAGATTGAGCAGGCACAGGCCGATATTAAACGCGAGCAGGAAATAGCCAACGCCAAAAAGACGGGTGCCGATGTCAGCATAATAGAAGATAAATTTGCTAAAGATAGAGAAGACCGTGAGAAAGCGGTGCAGACTTATAAAATGGAACTTAGGGCGCAGGCCCTGGGCAACCTGTCAACTATTTTTGGGCAGGAAACCACAGCCGGTAAACTATTTGCCGCTGCCCAGGCTACTATCGACACGTATGTAGCGGCTAATAAAGCCCTTGCAGCCTACCCGCCGCCGTTTGGTGCGATAGCCGCCGCGGCAGCAATTGCTACAGGTATAGGTAACGTTAAGAAAATCACGTCAACTAAAACCAAATTCGAGCGAGGCGGTTTACAAGAGGTAGGCGGTAACAGGCATAGTGCAGGTGGTACTCAGTTTACCGGCTCAGACGGCACCCAGTTTGAAGCGGAGCAGGGCGAACTTATCGGCGTTATGAACAGGAACGCCGCAAAGCACTTCATGGCTTTTAATAATGCTTTCCCGGCAGGAGCAGGAAGCGCACCAAATTATTTCGCTTCGGGCGGGTTCGTAAATAGGACAGAAGCACAGGGCATTAATTTTGATATAGACGAACTCGCCATGAAGATAGCAGCAGCTAACGCTTCAATGCCTGCCCCTGTGGTAGCCGTTAGCGATATTGCCGTAACGCAGGGGCGTATGGTAAAAGTGCAACAAAATGCAAATTTCTAAAAATAAGTTTTGGTTATTACAAAAATAGGTTTATATTTGCTTATAATTTAAAAGCAAAAACCATGTGCGAAGACGTATTTAAAAATTACCCCGTGCCTGAAGGCATACCCGCTGAAAATGTAATACCAAACGGTAACTACTTTAAAGACGACGGCTATTTATATGAACGAATAGGTGGGCGTATGGCGGTTGATGGTAGAGATTTATGGCCTATTTACAACGCTCGTTTTGACAAGAGTAAAACCAAATAGCTATGACAGTAAAAAACCTTTTAAACTACATCGCTATCGAGATTGAAGCGGGTAGGCTTAGCGAAGATGCCGAAGTAGAAATATTTGATTGGGATAGTATGAACGACGGTGCTCGCAGGAAAGTTATAGCCCTGGATATATTTGAAGGCGCTTTGGATATTGAAACAGGGGAATAATATCGACGCTATGAGCAAGCTTAAAACCATACTGACAGGCTGGCGTAACTTCCTTGACAAAAGCGAAGTTACCGAAAAGAAAGCTGCGGAGCGTGTCGCCATTTGTGCGGCATGCCCTCACGCTAAACACGGCAAGCTGCTGGCCTTTATAAAAGACGACCTTAAAGAAATTGAAGGGTACTACTGCGATATTTGCAAATGCCCCCTATCCGCTAAAATACGTAGTAACGATACATGCCCCGAAAATAAATGGTAGGAATTATAAACATAGAAGGCTTACTAACAGGCGCATCGCTTATGAAAGTGTTACGCCAAGTAAAACAACAGCCGAAGGCCACAAGTTTTAGGGTAAATTTAAATTCTAAAGGGGGCGACGCAGAAGCGGCTTTTACCTGCATGAGGTATTTAAATAGCTTAAATAAACCTCTTGACGTACGCATATTATGACAGGCACTAATTACGAAATACTTTTGAATTTAGATATTAGCTTTATCGGTTTAATTAAGCGGGGGTTTATACCTACGCAATATATTGACTGGAAAACGTATTATGAATATTTCAAATGGCAAAAGGAATTAGGGTTTAAAACCGAAGAGGCGGTAAACCTTACCTGCATTAAGTTCGACCTTAGCCGTCGGCAGGTGTACCGGGTAAAAGCCTGGATGGAAAGTATAAAATAGTAAACACTGTAGAACCCATGAAATAGCAAAACCCTACCCGCTGGCAAGTCGAAGCCATTAAAGCAGTACACTGCGTCTTCCGCAACGTACACAACCCCTAAGCGAATAATAGTAGCTTAGGGGTTTTTTAGTGCCTTATTTCGTGCATCAAAATGTTAACGCTTTTTTATATTTTAGCTGCATGGTAGGCAACATTTATATTAACGGCGCAATAGGCCATTGGGAGGATGCCCAATCGGTAAGCCTTATCGACATTGTAAAGCAGGTTAAGGCACAGTCCGAAGCTACAGAGTACAACGTTTATATAAACAGCGAAGGCGGTTATGTAGATATAGGCTTCGACATTTACAGCTACCTTAAAAACTTAGGCAAGCCCGTTCATACCATTGGTAATGGTATGGTAGCGAGCATTGCCACTATTATTTTTATGGCTGGCGCCACTCGCACGATACGCCCTAACACTCAATTCATGATCCACTTACCATGGACTGAAGCAGCGGGAACCGCTACTGAGTTAGAAGACTACGCAACCGAATTACGCAAAACAGAAAAGCAGCTTATAGGCTTTTATACTAAAGAACTTTCTCTTACCGATGAAGTTATACAGCCGCTACTTAGGGATGAAACTTGGTTAACACTTGACCAGCTTCAAACCCTTGGCTTCATAACTTCCGCACCGGTACCCGTGCAGGCAAAAGCAAAATTAAATACTAAACCCGATAACATGAGTTATACTAAATCAGAGGTTATAATCGAAGGGCTTTTCGCTAAGATTATGGCTAAATTCGGCATTAAACCGAAAAACAAATTAGTGCAGGACGCTACAGGCGTAGAGCTTGACTTTGCAGACCTTGCAGACGGCGACGCGGTAACCGTGGGCGCTAAGGCTATGGTAGCAGGTGTACCGGCAGAAGGCGAATACACTTTGCCCGATGGCACCGTGTATATGTTCGTAGCTGGCGAGCTTACAGAAATTGTATTGCCGAGCGACGAAACTATGAGCCCTGAAGAGGCCGCAAGGCTTAAAGCAGAAAACGAGGCTTACAAAGCTGAGATTGAAACGCTGAAAGCTGAGAACGCCGCTTCGGCTCAAATAGTTGAAGAGATTAAAACCGAAGTGCTTAACCTGAAACGTGAAGTAAAAAGCGCAGGTTTTGCCACTGGTAAGAAGGACGGTAAAAAACCTGAAACAGAAGGAACCCCGACTAACCGTTTTGCAGGAGTTGCTGAACGCGTTAAGGCCCTAAGAAAATAACAACTAAAAACACTAAAGCTAAATGGCAACAGTATTAGACGTAAGCGATTTAACGCTTAACCCGCAGGAAGTTACCGAAGCAAATAAAATTATCTTCGAGAAACTTTTTACTAACCCAACGCTTACGGACATTCACGCCGTTGAGACTGGTATTAAAATGAAAACCCAAATTGTACTGGCCGCTAGGATAAACAGGCTTTTGGGTAAAGCGATGGTAGGCTGTACGCCTAACCCCGAAACAGGATTTACCCTATCTGAGAAGTACTGGGATCCGGCTTGGGAAGATTTCAGGCTTGAGCATTGCCAGGCTGATATGCCTACGCTATTGAAAATATTCAAAAAAGCGCAAAAGGTAAACCCTGACTTTTTTGATATGGTAGGCTCAGAAGAGCTTGGCCTTGTAGTAGCTGCCATCGAGGACGCTATGCTGCAAAGTATGCTTATCAAAGTATGGTTTGCTGATACCGCAGCGGCTACAACCGCAAACGGTGGTGTGTTTACTGTAGGTACTGACCTTGACCGTATAAATACGTTCGTTGGTCTGTTCAAACAAATAATGACAGACATACCTACAACAGCTAAAAACTATGTAGCTATATCGGAAAACGCTGGTAACAGTTATGCTAACCAGGCCCTGCCTGCTGATAAAGCCCTTGCGGTATTTAAAAGCATGTTCAACAAAGCAGATAAACGCCTTGCAAAAGACGGTAACGCCGAGTTGCTTGTTACGGCTACGCTGTTTGACAACTTCGTTGACACGCTGGAAAACAAAACCATTACTAACGGCTTCCTTGAAAGGACTGAAGACGGCTCGGCAACTATCCGTTATCGTGGTGTGCCTATCGTTATGATGGACGTTTGGGACAGGGTTATTGACGAAATGCAGGATAACGGCACCAAATGGAACCTACCACACCGTGCAGTACTTACCATTAAGGAAAATATCCCGGTTGGTACTTACGCACAGGAAGACCTTGAAAGCCTGGACGTATTCTATGACAAATACCGTAAGGTGAATGTTATCGACGCAGCCTACACGATAGACGCGAAGCACCTTGAAAACTACTTAACAGTAGCGGCTTACTAAGCCGCTACTATTTTTAACTTTTAAAGACTAAAATAATATGCCAGTAGATTGTACAGGTGCCTTAACGGCAAATATAACATACGCTTGTGCTACCGCCCCAGTAGGCGGTATCGAGCAAAATGTAAAACTGATTAACCAGGCCGATATAGACTATGCCGCTACCACGTTTAGCGATACTAACCCGGTACTTATTACAAGCCTTGTGCTTAAAGCAGGTGCGCAGGCTTATACCCTTACGGGCGTTAAGCAGACAAACGGCAAAAGCTGGGAGCTGGTTAAAAAAGACAATGCCCCCGATAAGTTCATGCACACTTTTAGCGGCGTGATACTTAACCCGAGCGCAGCTAACAAGCTACAGGCTTCTGCCTTAGCGCAGGGCTCGCGTTACATTGCGGTTGTAGAACAGAAATGGAAGGGCGTAAACAGCGCCGACGCTTTCGAGGTGCTGGGCATACGTGCCGGTCTTGAGATTGCTACTATGACGAACAACTCAGCGGAAAACGATAACACGATAGTCTTTACACTTGCAAGCGCAAGTGGTTTTGAAGAACCCAACATGGCAGCGACCCTGCTGGAAACGGACTACGAAACTACCCTGCTTGCCTTTGAGAACGACTTCGCAACAGCACCCTAATGCTTGATTTTACTAAAATGGATATCTCAGCCGTCGTGTCCGGAATGCACAGCGACGGCGAAAGATACCTGAGTAAATTCTTAAAAGAATACACAAGCCTTTTCCCGGGGGCGGTTAACCCGTCCTGCATGAAGTGCTTAAACGACTACTTAAAAAAATACAAAAAAGCCATGGCAAAAAACACAGTTACAGCAGAAAACAGCGGTTATAAGCTGCATAAAAAATACGAGGGTATACCCCTTGAATTTGGCTCGCCCGTACTTGTTACGAATGCGAACCTGTCGGACGCGTACGCAGAAAAGTTACTCGCACGTAAAAACGGTGCCGCGCTTTTCGCTGAGGTTCCCGCCGATGCAAAACCGAAAGCGGCTAAACCTAAAAAAGAAAAAGCACCGGTAGCGCCTGCCGCCCCTGTGAAAGAGGAAGAGCACACACCCGCCCCGGTAGCACCTACCGAGCCTAAAACGGACGTAGAAACCGAAGACGAAATACTATAATGCGCACGCTGCTGATAGAAATATTTAAACGTATAACACCCTGGCAAAAGGGCGTTGACGTTTATGCCAATGACGTAGATAATATGTACCCCGAAAGGATGGACAGGCTTATCAATAACAGCGTTACGGCGAAGAGTGCAGCAAATATTATGGTGCAGTACTTACTTGGTAAAGGGTATGGTACTGAGGCCGACAACCTGATAGTAAACAAGCAAAAAAACATTAAGCTAATCGATTTCGCCGACGACCTTGCCGACGACCTTGTGAAGCACAGAGGCGCGTATATAGCTATTGGCTACAATGCCGCTTATGAAATTGACAGCCTTAACCTTGTACCTTTTGAATGGTGCCGGGTGGGTAAAAAAGACAGTGAGGACTACAACGGCAAAATTGCCGTGTATAGCGGAGACTGGGCAACCCCTAAAAAGGAAAAAGTAGAACGCATAGACGTTTACAACCCTAACCCTATAATTATACAGCTTCAGGTAGATAAGGCCGGTAGCTGGGAAGCCTACAAAGGGCAAATACTATTCGTAAACATGGATAGTAAACTTATCTACCCTTTAAGCCGTATCGACAGCGTGGCGAATGACTGCGACAGCGAAGCACAAGCGGCTATATACAAAAACAGGTTGCTACGTAAAGGCTTTTTCGGCAATACGCTGGTAGTTACAAGGCCGTTGGTAGACGAAAACCAAACGCCTCAATTTTTAGACGGCAACAAAGTTAATCCGTTATGGACTGCAGCCGAGACAGAGCGTGAAGCGTTCCAAAAAGCAATAGAGGAAAGCCTGGGCGCGGAAAGTGTAGGCGGTGCTTTATGCCTTGAAATGGACTTTGCCGGTGAAAAGCTCGAGGACGCTATATTGATTAAGCAGATTGACAGCAAAATAGACGACAAACTATTCAACTATACCGAAAGCAGCGTTAGGGATAACATACTTGTTGCTTTCAATAACCTGCCGTCGGGCCTTGTGCGCACCACTGATAACGCAATGTTTGGTAACAGCGGCACGGCGATACTTGAAATGAAAAGAAGTTACCAGGAAAGCACCACTAAAGAGCGCTTACTGCTTACCAATACCCTCAACGACCTTGTTAAAAGAATGACAGGGCGTGAAAACACTGTTTTACAACCTATATTACTCATACAGGATGCCAACAACACTGATAACCCGTAGTGATATAACCCAATACAGGCAAATATCTACAACCTGGAACGATGCAAAGCTGAACGAGCTTATACTTGACGCGCAAATGCTTGACGTGGCCCCGCTTTTAGGCGAAAAGCTGTATAATAAGCTGGTTGCTACTCCTGCCGATTATACCGACCTGCTGGATGGCGGGGCGTATACGGTAGACGGCACCGACTATACTAACTACGGTCTTAAAATGGTAATAGCTTATTACGCTTATGCCCGTTTCGTTATGCTGGGCGACGCTACCGCAACGCCTTTCGGCTTCGTTCAGAAGCTTAACAGCGATGTAAGCCAGCCGGTAAGCGATGCAATGCGTAAAAGTACATGGCAGATCAATAAAGAGGCCGCAGCGCAGATATGGGATAGCGTACGGAATTATCTTGTACGCACTAAAGAAGCCGATTACGCTTTTAACCATTGCCAAAGCGCACCGCGTACCGGTGGGTTCCGCATTAAAAAAATAGGATAGTGGTAACGATAAATACATACAGCAACAGGGAGTTTTTATTCAACGGCACTCGCTATTTACGTAATTACATTAGCCGGGTAAGCGGTACGAAAGTAAGTATATTCCTTGTTTATGAGAATTGCGAAGTACTTGTAGAGCCTTTGGCTTTTGATCAGTTCATGGTGGACGGCGAAACTTTTGCCGATGCTAATGCTTTGCAAGCTGCTTTAAACCAAATACTGTACAGCCGGGGCACTTTAGGCGGCGACGTGCCGGAGCTTGTGCAGGATAATAGATTTAAAGCGGTTGCCGTTGAGATTGAAGCGGAGGACGGCCTTACAGATATAGCGGCTAAAATAAACGCCCTTGAGGCGTACACCGTTACCGAGTTTGAAAACGTACTGTACATAGCACAAACACCTACAGGCGAAAGCCCCTCACGCTACGCGGTGATAATTGCTAAAGGTGTAGGCAAAGGCACATACGGCAGTGGGGCAACACAAATAACTGCCGGTAATTTTGAGTTTATAAGCGACGGCATAAGCGGCACCCCCGCAATAGACCAGGACAATATCGCAAAATACCGTACCTATCTTATTGATGGCGCGGATTACACACCAAGCCAGTTGATTACAGTTATAAACGAAGGCGCGGCCTTTACTATTACTGAAAAACAAATATATTGGATAACGGCATACGCTAAAACGCCAAACGTAGGCGGTATAGGCTTTACCCTCACTAATGGGCGTAACTGGAAGATAATAAACAAAGGCAAAGGTACATACGGTTTAGGTGGTACGCCTTTAACCTTGGCGGATTTACGCTATGATGGCGAAGCGGTTTTCGCTGTTACCGACATAGAAGACGACCCGGCAACTCAAATAATAGACTACGGAGCCTTAACAGGTCAAGCCATCGAGGATTGGCTGAACGAGCAGGACCCGGCAATCACAATACAAGGGCAGGAGACGGGATATGTTTTGTTTACCGGTAGCATTGACGGCACCGCCATAGACTACCTCTTTACCGGTGCCGGTGATGTATACGGTTTAGGTGAAGCGCAGGCAACCGCCGAAGACTTCCAGGCTATACCGCAGGAAGTTGCACCGCCGCCAGCTTCAGGGCAAATAAAAATACTGCTCGATACGGAAAACCCGGGGCAATATCAAAGTGCTTTCCTTATAGGTAGAAACATTAATGCGGTTTTAGCTAACGGCGTTATGTATGACGACTTTAGTTTGCCGGCCGAATATGCTTTTGATGGGGCTACGGGCACGATAAGCGGAATAGAGGGCATTGCTGATGCTAACATAGTAGTGTTTTATTCTTAACTAATAATATAATCATGAAAAAACTTTTTTACCTATTATTCCTTTTTTCCTTTTTAGGCTTTGCCCAAACGACGGCGACAATTACCTCTACCGGTACAGGCACCAGCGTTACACAATTTAACGGCGGGGTATCTGCCGTAAAAATATTAAGAACTCCTGTAATTGATACCTCTGCCCTGTTTACCAATATACCAAACCTTGGCCGCGTACTTACCTACGGCAATAAACTTTACCACCACAACGGCACGAATTACAAAAGGGTAGCCTACTTTTCAGATATAGCCGCAGATATATCTTCTTTGCAGGACGTTATCGAGGTAAACCCTATCGCTACTTATCCCGATGAAATACGCATCACTTCAGGCGCAGGTACGGTATTTACCGAGTTATCATTAGCCCCCGAAGTAACAGCTCTTACACATAGTAGTGGTGTTAATTTTTCGCAGGTGGCATTAAGCAACCATTTTGTAGGATTATCGGCAGGTGACAACCAGTTAAGCCTTAATCCTGATACTGCAAGTATTAACAGCGCATTCGGTGTAGGTGCTCCTGTTAACCCGGGTGATGCCGTTAGGCTAAGCGATTTGGAAGCGGCAACTACGGGTATAGATTTGCAGGGGGTTACAGATAACGGGGCTACAACTACAAACAGCCTTACTACAGGCGGGTACTTTACAAACGATGGAACAGATACCCGGCTTATCGCAGATGAAGTTGGCGCTTTAAGGACGAACGTAAGTATGCAGTTTACAAATAGCGGGGCAGAAATAGGGCGGCATACCCTTACTTCTCCCGGCTCCGATACTATATTGTACACGTGGCAGCTTCCATCTTCTGATGGCACCATAGCTCTACTTTCAGATATTACAGGCGGTACTCAAACACTTGACCAAACATTAACAAACGACAACACCACAAGTCAAAGTATAATATTTACCGATACAGGCAGTCCGGCTGGTTTAAATGGATCTACTGCGGGCTATCTTAAATTTACAGGCGGCAATGTGCTTATAGGTTCTAATTCAACAAGCAGTAAAAACACCACTTTCAAAGACCACGGTATTGAAATAGGTAGCGCAATGACAGACGGTATAAAAGGGCTTGCCGATTATTCAGCAAATTATACGGCAAACTCCTTTGTTCAGTATGATTGGGTGTTATCACAGATACCTGCTACAAGTTCATTTTTGGTAAAAGCCAACAACCTATCCGACCTACCCAGTGCATCAACAGCACGCACTAATTTAGGTCTAACCGCTTTAGCTACAACAACACCCGGCACAGGAGTAGCAACATTCCTAACAACGCCTACAAGTGCTAATTTAGCCGCAGCACTCACAGACGAAACTGGAACAGGGGCGGCAGTATTTGGCACGTCTCCTACATTCACCACAAGCATAACAACTCCTGTAGTAGCCCCCGCCGCTACATCAGGTAGCACCGTAGGTACGTCTTCAATACCGTATGAGAATGTGTACACGCAAAACGTTTACCGTCCTACAGGGGCTATGATGATAGGCACACAGGCAAGTAACTCACTTGGATTTGCTACAAACAGCGTATCGAGGTGGAGTATAGCCAGTGGTGGTGTGTTAGCGCCTGTTTTAAATAACACCTACACTTTCGGCACCTCCTCGCTTAGGCCGTCAATAGGTTATTTTGTGGCAGGTGACTTTTCCAGTACAATTGTGGCAGCTCCCGCGACCTTATCTACTGAATTGGCTACGCTTGGGCAGTTAACAAGCTATATGCATACGCTTAACACTACGACCACCGCCCTAAGTTCAGCAACGCTAAACAGCACGTACCCAAATGTCACTATATTTCATACTGTGCACTGCCCTTTGATTGCTACAGGCGGGATAAACTACATTAAGCGTACCGAAGCAGGAAGCAGCGACGTTTGGGATATGGTAGTAACGGCGGTTGCGCCTTAATATAAAAACTATGAGAACAAAAATAATAAATTGCCTTAATGGCGTATGGGCTGCAATGCTAATCGTGTTCGTGTTTAAAGGCTCTGAAAGTATGCAAGGCGTTGAGCAGTGGCAGTACACTATAGGCTGTTCATTATTTGGCGTATTAGCCGCTATACCTCAATTCGGCTTCAACTGGCTACAATCGGGGCATACATGGGCTAATGATAAATGGGAGATATTACGTGCGCTTATATCGGGTGTAGTGTCGGCTTTTATCTTATCCTTTTTAGATGCAGGTAACTGGACGTGGATTGCCGCAATCGTAATTCTATTGTTTAATTTAGCCTTGTGGAAATGGGGCGGTAAAATATTTAAAGCATGACAACAGGAAACGTATACTTAGATTTGTTTATCGGGGGCTTACTGGGGCAATTGTTCCAGGTATTTGTTATAAAGATGCCTGCGCTTAAAAAGAGGGCTACCGATGCAAATACATCCTTTAACCCTGCTCAGTATTTTAAAGACGACTGGCTGGCTTTAACGGCATCATTGGTAACAATACTTATTTGTATATTCCTATTTGATGAAATCACAGGAGCTTATCCCAGCATAGTAAAATATGCTAAGTTCTTTTTCATATTTGTAGGCTATACAGGTTCGTCTGTGTTGCTGGGTGCGTTAAGTCGTGCTGATAAAAAGATACAAAAAGTTGTAGACACTAAAACTAATATAGCTGACAATGCAGGAAACAATTAAAATCACCGTAACGGCAATAACGCCACAAATTAAAGCCGACTTATCGAATAAGGTTCTTAACGACCCTTTATATAACGGCTTTGACCTTTATATAAACGATGAATTTATAGGAGGCCGACCGAAAAATGGCAGAGGTTAAAAGTACATACCTGCTATGGATTGCCGCAGTTGTTTTAATTGCGGCTTTTCAATTGTGGAATATACCGTACTTTTCAGAAGCAAACGGTTTTCCGTATAATTTATATTTTACAGGTACGTCAATAGCATTCTTTTTATTTTGCCTGTTTATTTTTATTAACTTTCGGATAAAATTAATATCTATCATATTGTTAGGACTTTCTTTTAATAATCTTATAGATGAGTTATTTTTTGACCCTACAAAAATGCAGTTAAATGAATTGTTATTTACTTTTTGTATCAGTAGCTTTGGTATATACAGACAAAGACTTATTAAACGAGATACTAACCGGGCTAATGAAGTTACTACCGATGATAGTAGCGGCATCAATAGCCGTAACACTTAGGCTAATCGTGGAAAGCAAAAAGAATAAAATAACACTTCTAAACGTCGTGCTGTCCTTCATATCGGCACTTGGCATAAGCTATCTGTTTTACCCCATAATTTTAGAGTACGTTAAACCTTCCTTTCAAAGTATCGTGATAGGTATTATTGTACTTACCGGGGATAAGATTGTAAGCTACATTATTTATAAATTCAAAGTTGACCAGTTCCTGACCTTTATTGCGGACTGGGCATTAAACAAACTTAAAACTATATTCAAATGAGAATAGTATATTACATGATACAGGCGTGGATAGTTTCGCTGTCTTACCAAATAGTAGACGAAATAATAAAATATTACGCGTAATGAAACTAACTAAAAACTTTACCCGGCAGGAGTTCGATTGTAACGACGGTGCACCCGTACCAGCGCAGTACATGGATAACTGTAAAAAGGTTGCTATTAACCTGCAGGCCCTGCGGGACCATTTGAAAGAGCCGGTACTAATTACTGGCAGCGGTTACCGTACACCCGCGCATAATAAGAAGGCAGGAGGGGCTAAAAATAGCCAGCACCTATATGCTAACGCTGCGGATATAAACGTGCGTAGCAAAAGCCCTGCGCAGCTTGCAGCGGTTATTGAAGATTTGATAAAGGCCGGTAAAATGGAACAGGGCGGTATAGGTATATACCCGGGGTTCGTGCATTACGACAGGCGGGGAACTAAAGCCCGGTGGTAAATGAAAAAAAACTACCCCGGAGAGGGTAGTTTAAATTCGTACGAGGTAAAAAAAATAGAGTAATTCAAGCGTATTAACCTTAGCAAATATATTAAAATTTTTTTAAGTGGGCAATAAAAAAAAGCCCCACATAAGTAGGGCTTTCTCAAATCTGTAAATGTTTAAACTCCCTCAAAGTTAAAATTACGTCTCACCGTGGGAGCTAATATACAACTTTATATGTAAACCATGAAAAAATATTTAATTTTTTGTTTTGTGCTGCTTTCCATATCGTGCGACGTGCAACGCCAGGTAAGTAAAACAAGTTCCTCACAAGATATGCAGGAGCAGCTCGAAAGCATTACAAAGCGCAAGGGCGACACGGTAAGCTATAAAACAGTGCTGCACGTAAAAGATACTACGATATACACGGTAAACCGGCAGGGAACCACGCTAAAGACCGTTTACGATGAAAGCGGTAATGTTAGTCAGGTAGATTGCTTTTCGTCTGCTATAGACGAGCTAGTGCGCTACAATAAGAGTACGCAGCAGGATAGCAGTACAAAAGACAAAGAAGAGCAATACCATTTTGACCCTACATTTATTTACGCTATTGCCGGGGCCATAGTTTTACTGGGTGGCCTTGCCCTGTTCCTGCTTTACAAATCAATTAATAAGCAGGCAGCGTTAATAAATGTTATTGCCGAAAGATTAAAATAACTATATTTGCAAAAAGCTTCCTTGCATGGTTGGGAGCTTTTTACCCTAAAGAGATACTGCGGTATCTCTTTTTTTATGCCTGTACGTAAACACAATAAACAGAATAAACACAATTGTGTTTCTCTGCAAAGCCCAGTATTTACAGGGGTTAAGCCATACGTAAACACAATAAACAGAATATTTACTAAAACATTTAAATAGTAATAACATAAGAATATATTACTATAAAGCGTAGTGTATAATACACGTAATGCGTATATACCCCCTATAGGGATTTGTGTTTATTGTGTTTCTGTTTACGCCCAAAAAGGGGTTAAACAATTGACTTGCAAACAGTTGAAGCGTAAACACAAAAAAAGTTGTGTTTCTACAGCTAAAAAAGTAAAAATAAGTTTTGGTTAATACAAAAATAGGTTTACATTTGCTAAACTAAAAATGACAATATGCACACACTAAAAATAGCTGAGGCCATAACCGCAAGCGGATTGCCTGAGCCTGAAGTAGCGGTACACCTTTTCCCTGCACACCGGCATCCCGGCATGGCCTTAACACGGGTATTGAAAGGCGAGGGAGATTTAAGTTCTACCCAGGTATCAAAATTAGCCCTGTTGGCGGGTGTACCCGTAGAAGCGATATACAAAGGCGGCGACTGGTTAAAAACCGGCCACCCCCACGGCGTTCGTTTCACACGAGGCGAGTACACCGCCGAACTGGATACGAAAACGTGGATAACCAGTATTTACCGCAATTCGGATTTAAAGCACGAAAGCGTAATACACAGCGGCACTACAGCGCTAAGCGTTTACATTGCCGCCTTAGAAGATATTATAAATAACCTGTAAATAATCTGTAAATAATCTGTAAATAATCTGTAAATAATCTGTAAATAATCTGTAAATAAATTTTAAACCATGAGTAAACATTCAAGGCCACTAAGTGCCGAGCCAAAAACAAGCGTTAGAAATTTTAATCGTTGGGTAACCACCGTTAATAAGTATTTCAAAGGAAAAACACCGGAGCACCCTACTCGTTTGTTTAAAGCCCCAAAACCTACATTTTAAATCTGTAAATAAATTTTAAACCATGAAAGTAAAAGTTACAATCGACCTGGCCGATAAGAGGCAGGCAAGCGCATTCCAGGAACTTGTAAGCG